TTCCTCGAAAGTAGGGAGAGTTTGATATGTGTCTACATGTTTATCTAAGACGTTATAAATCCCTCGGTACTCACTTGGCAGATATACATCTTTAAGTTGAGCCCAAGTATCCAAATCTTGTTGGTGGACTAATTGTTTTAGTAATGCAGACGCAATATTCATAACTCTCTCTCAAAAAGGGGGTCGCGTAGACCCCCTAGCTAATATATTGCGATTAACCTATTTCTTTTCTAGCTGCTCCGTTGTAATCAGCACATTGAAGACCACGCCTTGTTAGCATAGTTTTCACGCCTCTTACAGTCTTGCCGATGTCATCAGCAATTTCCTGAACAGTCATAGCAGAAATGTCAAGGTCAGCTAACACGTCAGCTTTGCTTGAACCTTTAGTATGTTCTTGCTTTGGAATAGCATTGATGTCTCCGCTTCTTAGAAGGGATAATGCTTTTCCTCTGATTGAATTAACACTTTTGCCTAGTGATTCAGCGATAGCTTCTACAAATTCACCATCGTTAACCATATTTACAAAAGTTGCTTCTTCTTCAGGAGTGTAAGTTCTAACACTCTCTACTTTAGGAGCAGGCTTAACATGCTCTGTAAGTTCCATAGAAAGTATTTTTCCTTGAATTGATTTAGCTGAGAAGTTCCCACCCTCGAAGTGTTCTGCAATCTCTGCATAAGTGTAAGAGCCACTGTTGTCGTTAACAAACGCTCTTAATGTTGCTTCTTGCTCATCTGAGAATGATTTAGAAGCTGAAGCTGAAGCTAGTTCAACCTCGTAACCCATTTTTCTCAACTTGCTTGAAACTGACCTTGTTGATGTTTCTAGTTCATCAGCAGCATCAGAAACCATAGCTTGAGAGACAGGGCCTTCGCCCACAAAGTCTACTAAACTTTGAGTTCTTTCATCTGTCCATTTTGGTAATGCCATATTAATTTTCCTCTATTATATGTTTTATATTGTTAAAAATTGTTACGCCCATATCTCGGGCTTTCTGAGTTTTTGCACTTTCAATACCACTCTCATTAAGTAGAATTGTTACTGCTTTTGTAAGGTTGTCCTTTGTCTCATATCCATATTTATGTAAAACTTCTTGTGCCATACTTTTAGTTTTATAGCTCTTAAGTTTACCTGTTATACAAACAACTCCTTTCGTTGGAACTGAGTTGTCAACTACAGAACTCTTACTTTCAAAAGAGAAGGGTAACTCATTATACCCCATCACATTAAATGTATTCTCATACCAGTCTATAAGATTCGACGCCGCTTTAGGACCAAGACCACTATCCACACATCTTTGATAGGTTATCTCGTATAGGGACGAGATTCGACTCGTTAACTTTTTGGTAGCGCTTGAGCCTATCAGCGGTATCGAAAAAGCTGGAAGGAGAGTTGTTAAATCTGCACTTCTAGATTTTTCTATCTCTGCAAATAACTTCTCTCCTAACTTTTCCGAATCTAATATATCTATTATTTCGTTCTTGGTTAGAGAATAGATATCATGATAATCTTCCAACATTAACTTCTCGATGGTCGCTGCTCCTAGTCCTTTAATCTTTAAAGTTTTTGCGAAGTGTTCGACTTTCTTTGAGGTTTGTGCTGGACAATTAACACTTCGACAAAATAGCTGATCCTTGACTGTTTCCAGTAGCGAATTGCAAGCTGGGCAATGTGTTGGAATTTGTATTTGTGTCAAAATGTTCTCTCTTTTAATTTTATATGTATATTATATCAAACGGATAAGCAAAAGTCAAGAACTATTTTTCGGAAACTCCTTCAAAATTTCAGAAGAAATTTTGAAACATTCCGTATGTCCTCCAAATTTTTGTTTTGGCTTATAACTATCATGCGCATATTTCTTATGAAGCTCCTGCTCGTACTTCCAGCAGTTATAGATAGTGTCGTGATACGTTCGCTGTATTCTTAAGTCGTAACCCTTAAAGCCACGACTTCGTTTAATAACATGTCGCCAGTCTTTTCCACTAGCGATTCCTACTTTGATACACTCGCGTTCAAAAGTTATTCTATTTACTAGAATGACTCCGTACAGAACACCTTCCCTTTCCTGTTCTTCGGGGCGGTTATCAAAATAAGTTTGATTATAGACTCCAGACACGTCCGGCAGCCTGAGTAAGTACTCCTGTTAGCAGTACAAAACATGCAACTGCGTTAAGGATTATTAAAGCTCTATCTTTCCATGCAATAGAAACATATAGCCAACCTGCGCAACCTATAAAAGATAGGCAGGTATCAAGGAAGGGATTTATTTGAGCGGCACGCACCACCATAGCAGAAAGAAGAATAATACTAGCTGTCCACTTAACATACCAATCTGGCGTTTGTTTAGGTGTTGCACTTTTATATATTCTCTTGCTGTTCGCTATTTCTTCTTCGTGAAACTTGCTCATTTAATTCGTTTATCCGTTTATATAGTTTATATATTTGTTCAGTTTGTTCCGAGATTATATGTTTTAGCATATCTATCTCTTTTACTTGTTTGTTTAATTTACGTATTGCCTTGTGCTTCATACCAGTCCATCATGTCCTGCCACCGTTGGTAACCTTTAAGTTCTTCGTTCCAATACCACCCTTTATGCTTCTGTGTTGCATACTTACTAGGATAATACTTTTGTCCAAAGTCATCCAAATAAGGCTCTAGTGATTGTGGTTCTCCGTCTTCAATCCAACCTGTTAATAGTTGGTCTATGGGGTGTTGATTACTCACTTACTTTCCTCAATACTTGTGGGATTATTTTCCCTGCCCTTATAACTTCAACTTTACACCCTATCTCTAAATCGAGGGCTTCAATTATTGACTTGTTGTGTAAAGTTGCTCTTGAAACTGTTGCTCCTTCTATGTCTATTGGCTCGAGTATTGCTACTGGTGATACTGCACCTGATTTGCCTACTTGCCATACTACATCTAAAAGCGTTGTTGGTATGCCCTTTTCTTGAAACTTTAATGCAAATGCTCCACGAGGGTGATGACTTGTGTAACCTTGCTTGTCAAAAGCAAGATTGTCAGCAATACGAAAAACTGAGCCATCGTGTGGATACTCAGAATAATTACTATCAATGCAGGTATCAAAACCTAAATCATGTAAAAATTTCATATCATGTGAAAAATTATCCGTAATATATGGCTGTACTCCATGAGCTATAAAGTGTAAGTCTCTTGTCTTAAATTCCTCACTACTTTTCAAGTTAAGCGCACCCGCCGCATAGTTCCGTGCATTTTTTATGTTCTTGGGAGCTACTACTTCTCCACTTATTTGAATTACATCTTTGCAATCAATATGGGTTGGCACTAAAGTTCCTTTAATCAAAGGAGTTATGTCCAATCCCTCTATGCCGTCACCTCTTGTAAGTGCTTTTTGACACTCACCACCTCCATACAGTATACTGATAGCTGCTCCGTCTAGTTTAGGAGTCACAAGGGTATCTTCACTGCCCCAGTTTGGAGCAGTGTCGATGCCTTCTATCACTTTTTGGAGGGAGAACAAAGGAAACATGTGTTTGTATCTGCGTTCATAAGAACTTCTATAACCGATACTTTCTTCGGTTGCCATTGTTGTAAGGTGATCGAAAATCTCATCAGACATGATGGGGCTACCATTGTAATACGCTTCTTTCGCTGTCTTTATAAGATTTTCTAACATTTATATATTATACTAAAAATTTGACCATTTGTCAAGAACTATTTTCCGATATGTTCCACGTCACCGCGAGGGATAACTTGGTAGGCTCCCTTGTTATATGCAGGTGCCACAGTATATTTCTTACTGGCTTCAACTTTCCAACTATTATCTGTTGGAGTAGAGTATTTGCCCGTTTTTAAACTCGGATATTCTTGTGTTTTTGTTTGAGTGGTGGAGCTAGAGAGATTCGAACTCTCGACCTTCGCAGTGCAAGTGCGACGCTCTCCCATCTGAGCTACAGCCCCTTTCTTTTTCTTCCACGCGGTCGTCTTTCTTCT